ATTGAAAATGATCGCTTTAAGGATAACATCGTTATGGGCGGTCTAATGCTATGTAAAGCACCCAAAGAACTTGTTGAAGAACGGAACCAGTATTATAAAGACACTAATGATGCTCAAATACGTTCTGTAGACAACAACTTAATGCGAGAGTCTGACCCTAGAATGCCTATGTTTAATGAAAGGTCTACTAAGGTCACTTTCGGTAAAGGATAATCTTAGGAGATTAAAATGGCTACTACAGCTACCCCCTATGGGCTACGGCCTATAAATGAGGTGAGCGGTACTCCCTACGCGGGAGCCACTCGCAAGCTGCCTATAGCATCTGGTTACGGTACTAACATCTTTTACGGCTCTGTAGTCGTAATCGCTGCTGACGGTACTATTCAACTGATGACTGATATAGGCTCACAAGCAGATCAGTTCCCTGTCGGCACAATTGGTGTGTTTATGGGCTGTTCTTATACAGATGCGACTATGGGTTTTGTTAACCGTCAGTCATGGCCCGCTAACCAAGTGGCTAATGATGCTTTGGCGTTTATCGTAGATGACCCTAACGTAGCATTCCAAATGCAAGCTGATGGAGCGGTAGCGCAAGCTGCCCTTGGTCGAAATGCACCTTTGGCTAACGTACAATCGACAACTACTGGTAGTACTCTTACTGGTAACTCGAATGTTGCGCTAGACGCTACAGTAGCATCTACTAGTGGCATTGCTTTCCGTATTGTTGACTTTGTTAACGCTCCGGGCAGTGCTGTTGGAGACGCGTTTACAGATGTGATTGTAAAGTTCAATCCAGTAGCGCATTCATACACTAACCCGACCGGTACGGCTTAAGGAGATTGACTAATGGCTATTTCACGAGCGCAACTCCTCAAGGAACTACTACCGGGTTTGAATGCCCTGTTTGGCCTTGAGTACGCACGATATGGTGAGGAAACTAAAGAAATCTTTGAAACAGAGAGTTCTGACCGTTCCTTTGAAGAAGAAGTTAAGTTGTCAGGTTTTGGTGCTGCCCCCGTTAAAAACGAAGGCTCCGCTATTTCTTATGACAATGCACAAGAGACTTACACAGCCCGATACGTCAATGAGACGATTGCTATGGGTTTCTCACTAACCGAAGAGGCTATTGAGGACAACCTATACGATTCGCTTTCAGCNCGTTATACNAAGGCACTAGCTAGAGCAATGGCTTACACCAAGCAAGTTAAAGGTGCGACTATTCTCAACACTGGTTTTGCTGGCGGACCCACTTATGGTGACGGCCAGACTTTGTTTTCGGCAGCTCACCCGCTAGTTTCTGGCGGTGTAAACTCAAATACTCCTGCTGTTGGTACGGATTTAAACGAGACTTCTTTAGAAGCCGCCGTTATCCAGATCGCTGGTTGGACTGATGAGCGTGGTCTTTTGATCGCAGCCAAACCTCGTAAGCTTGTTATTCCACCTGCGTTGCAATTCGTTGCTACACGTATGATGAATACTGAGTTAAGAGTTGGCACTGCTGATAACGACATCAACGCAATCCGCAACAACGGTACAGTGCCAGAGGGTTATACAGTTAATAACTACCTCACTGACGGTAATGCGTGGTTCTTGATGACTGACGTTCCTAATGGATTGAAGCACTTCGTCCGTACTCCGATGAGTACATCTATGGATGCAGACTTCGACACAGGGAACAGCCGATATAAGGCTCGTGAGCGATACAGCTTCGGCGTATCTGACCCACTGGGTGTTTTCGGTTCACCGGGCGCTACATAAGCAACAGGTGATTAGACTAGGGAGCTTCGGCTCCCTTTTCTTTGTCTGAGTTTTATTTGTACATACTATAAATAAGTGTTATATACTCTTTTAAATCGGGGCTAACCCGCAACTCTGACCTTCCCCGAAGGACTACATGCAGACAGAGTTGCTACACTCGCATGTGAGGAATCTAAAATGGCTAGAACCACATTCTCAGGTCCAGTTCGCTCGTTAGCAGGTTTCGTACCCGCAGGAGCTGGAGCGCAGCAACAATTCAACGCGAACAATACAACTACAGTACTTCGCTTGTTCCCCACTCCCGCAGTCGATGCGGCTGGTAACCCTACAGGGGCTATACTACCCGGATACGCTGGGGTTGCTAACGTCTACAACTCAGACAACGCAGCAGGTGCAGGGCAGATTACTCTCCCTCCAGTGCTTTCAGTAGCTCAAACTGACGCTACCGATCCTAATCAGCAAAACAATCTGGGCGCTAATATTACTTTTGTCATGGCTAGAGACTTAGCTAATAACTTAGTTATCAAGCCTTCTGGAAACGATGTATTTACAGGTTACGTTCAGCAAGTAGATGCTGCTGGTCTAACTAAAACGTTCATTGCAACAGCAGGAGACACTACGCTTACCTTTAACGGTGGTACTACAGGTGGTGACATAGACACAGACTTAAGCTTCACTTGCGTTTTGGGTGGTTTTTGGTTTGTTAGAGGCGTTTCTTTTGGTGCGGCTGGCGGCGCTGCTGCTACTCCATTTAGTGCTTAATACAAACTATAGGGAGTAACTTATGGCTGATACATTAACGACGCAAATCATACAGGATGGTGGTCGCACAGCTATTATTAGAGGTAACGTAGCGGTAGGTAATACTGACGTTGCTACTTCTGTAATAGTTGATGTGTCTTCTCTTGCGCCCGACCCTGTTACTGGGCAAGCTTGCATCTCCGCTACTGTGCAAGCTGTTACTTATGCAAGTACAGGAGTGGCTGTTATCTTGGCATTTGATGCGACTACTGATATTAATATCTTTACGCTTCCAGCGGATTGGACAGAGCAGTATGACTTTACTGACTTTGGTATTCCTAACCCCGGAACTTTCGGAACAGCAGGTAACACAGGTGATATTGTAGCTACTACAATAAGCCCAGCAGCAGGAGATGCGTACTCTTTTATTGTTACAGTGACTAAATCGTATGCCAGCGCCTAAGAAAAAGGGGACTATGAAAGGCCACACCATTAAAGGTGGTCAGAAGCGTCCAACTAAGTCTGGTGCAGGTATGACTAAGAAGGGTGTGGCTAAATATCGTAGGGACAACCCTGGCTCTAAACTTAAGACAGCCGTTACGGGGGAAGTGAAGAAGGGTAGCAAGGACGCAAAGCGGCGTAAATCGTTCTGTGCACGTTCTGCGGGTCAGATGAAAAAATTTCCAAAAGCAGCTAAAGACCCTAATTCTAGGCTGCGTCAAGCAAGAAAACGGTGGAAGTGCTAGTGCCTAGTAAGACGAAAAAGCAAGCAAATTTTATGGCAGCGGTAGCTAATAACCCTAAGTTTGCCAAGAAAGCTGGGGTTCCACAAAGTGTAGGTAAAGATTTTGCTAAAGCAGATAAAGGAAAAACCTTTAAGGAGGGCGGTATGCCTAACATGAGAAAAGATAGAAGAACTATGGAAAACTTGCGGGATGAAACGCGCCGTATTGGTCGAGAAGAAGCTTTTGAAAAGAATAAAATGGCTGGCATGAACATGGGTGGTAAGGTTAAAGGGTATAGGGACGGCGGTAAAACGCAGGGATACAATGACCGACTAGACGAGTCTATGGGTGCTAGGAATGGTTCAAATTCTCAAAGCATGACCTCTCGCAGAAATGAAAGCAAAGGCATGGAAAAATCTATGGGCAGAGGTGCGTATTCTGGCGCTTCTACTATGATGAAAAAAGGCGGTAAGGTTGGTAAAAGTAAAAGTAAAAGCAGTGCTTCCAGCCGTGCTGACGGTATTGCTAGGAAAGGTCACACTCGCGGTAAAATGGTTTAACTAAGGAGAAATATTATGGGTAAGATGTTTGGTGTAGAAATTGATGACGTGGAAGAAGAAGTAGTAGAAGAAGCAGCAGAAGAAGCTGTAGAAGAGTCTGAGGACGAGTAAGCTATTATGATGCCCTGTAAAGGTATGGGAATAATAGACAAAGCTAAAAGACCCGTAGCTCTTAACGGCGGGGGTCTGTAAAGGATGCTTGCTATCGGAAGGTGAAGAAGCAATATAAAGTCTTCCCTTCCGCTTATGCCTCTGGTGCTATCGCTAAGTGTAGGAAGAAGAAAGCCAGTGGCCGTTCGTAAAACTGCCAAAGGCGCAGCCTTAAAGCGTTGGTTCAAAGAAGACTGGAAGGACGTAAAGACAGGTAAAGCCTGTGGGCGCAAGAAAGGAGATAAACGAGGAACACCTTACTGTCGTCCTAGTAAACGAGTTTCTAGCAAAACACCCAAGACATCAGGTGAAATGACAGCGGCAGAGAAGAAGTCTCGTGTAGCGCAGAAGAAACGTTTAGGTCAGCCAGCGGGTAAACCTAAAAGAGTGACTCCGTTAAAAAGGAAAAAGAAATAATGGCTACATCTGGCACTACTACATTTAACATGGAGTTCACAGAGATCGCTGAAGAAGCGTTTGAACGTGCTGGTAGGGAGCTACACTCTGGTTATGATCTACGCACAGCGCGTCGTTCTATGAATCTACTGACTATTGAGTGGGCCAATCGTGGCGTTAATATGTGGACTATAGAAGAAGGTTTTGTCAACCTTGTCCAAGGTACCTCTACTTACGATCTCCCTGCCAATACGATTGATTTAATAGAACAAGTTATTCGCACTAACCAAGGCAATACAGTCACTCAGACTGATTTAAACCTATCGCGTATTAGTGTAGACAACTACTCTTCGATTCCTAATAAATTAACTCAAGGTCGCCCTATTCAAGCGTGGGTTGACCGTAAGACAGATAACCCAACAATTACATTGTGGCCTGTGCCTGATAGGGGTACGGCGCTTCAACCTTATTACATCATTAGATACTACCGGCTTAAACGTATTGATGATGCAGGAACAGGCGTTAACACAGCCGATATGCCCTTTCGTTTCTTTCCCGCGCTTGTATCAGGATTAGCCTACTACTTAGCTACTAAGATACCCGAAGGCATGGTACGGCTAGAAATGCTTAAAGCGCAGTATGACGAGCAGTATACATTGGCAGCGGGGGAGGATAGGGAAAAGAGTTCTGAAATGCTTATACCTCGCTTGTACGGACCTAGATAACGATGAGCGAAAGATTTGCATCAGGCCAAAATGCGTTAGCAGAGTGCGACGTATGTGGGTTTCAGTATAGGCTAAGGCAGTTAAAGCCGTTAGTAATAAAAGCAGTTGTTACGGGTATTAAAGCTTGCCCCGAATGCTGGAACCCTGACCAACCACAGTTGATGCTAGGGACATTCCCAGTAAATGATCCACAAGCTTTACGAGACCCAAGACCAGACTTTACAGGTTATCCTGCAAGTCGAGCGAGATTACAGCCAGTAGACCCACTCTTTGCGTTTGGGCATGTAGGGTTAGTAACAATAGTTATAACATAGAGGAATAACACAATGGCTAAAGAAAAAGGAATGAAGATACACAAGATGCCCGGAATAAAGGAATACGATCCCGGCACTACTGTTAATTCACCAGAGCAATCCTCTGGTACTGTTAAGACAAGCGGCATAAAGATACGTGGTACAGGTGCAGCAACCAAAGGTACTATGGCTCGTGGGCCAATGGCGTAGGGAGTTTTAGGTGAATTACACCGAACTTAAAGCAAACATACAGGATGTGTGCGAACAGACGTTTACGGACGATCAGTTGGCTATGTTTACTGAGCAAGCAGAGCAAATAATTTTCTCTACTGTTGATCTTCCTGCGTTACGTGCAAACCAAACGGGTAATATAACCGGCGGTAATCAGTATCTTACGATGCCTACAGGTATGTTGTATGTGTACTCTCTAGCGGTTATAGACCCTACTAGTGCGGAGTATCACTATTTAATTAACAAAGACCCTAGCTTTATACGAGAAGCTTACCCTGTTGCAGCTACACAAGGGCGACCACAGCACTACGGTATCTTTAGCCAGACTAGTTTTATTGTAGGGCCAACGCCTAATGTTACATATGTTGCTGAGTTGCATTATGGTAAATACCCTACCAGTATTGTTACTGCTGGAACTACCTGGTTAGGCGATCAGTTTGATTCAGCTCTATTAAATGGGGCTTTGGTTAACGCCATACGGTTCCAGAAGGGTGAAGCTGATATGGTAGCGTTGTATGAAAAGCTATATGCACAAGCTATGTTACTATTAAAGAACTTAGGTGATGGCAAATTAGAAACTGACGCTTATCGTAACGGCGTTATTCGCGTACCAGTTAAATAGGATAACTTATGTTAAGTGCAGTAGGTGGAGTAGAAGTAGGAATAGCAACAACTTCAGCAGTTTCAGGGCGCGGATTTACCC